TATCATTTGCAGAACTGAGTAGAACACCAGCACCTGGTTGTTTATCAATCAACTCACCAGTATCAACATCTTTCGCACCTAGCTGTGCTACCCACACTGCGTACTCATCTGAGTTACCAGCAGGAACTATTGTGATACAATAATCTTTATAGTTCTTTAAAAATACTGGTGAGTCAAATGTAAATGTTGTTGCTGTTGTAGCAGAAGTTGTACTTGCATTGATAGATGTTGGAAACAAAGTCTTTGATGCGTATGGTAATATATTAGGAGTAGGATGCCCGTTTTCTACCTCACGTATCTGAACAGTGATTGGTAAATTGCCTGCTTTTCTAAAGAAGTATAAGTCAACTTTAGTGATAAACACACCAGAAGATTGCTCTTCATTTACCGAGAATGTTTGTGATATAGGATCTGGATTTACAGAACGTGTACTGAGTACAACTCTAGAAGTCTGAGTTCTTGTTTCTGTCACATCTTCAGTATTTACTTGAGGAACTACAAGATTCATAGAAGCGCCTCTCTGAGTTATTGTAAGAGGTATGCTTGTATAATCGGCGAAAGAAGATGTTGTTGTTAAATCACTAGCTACTTGATTATTTGCAACGTCTTGTAGCTTAAATCGTCTAGTACCAATTCTAAATCTTAGATTATTCGTGTCAGGTATTCTAAACACACCATGAACAGAACCAGCTGAGTTAGTAATCAATGCACTACCTTCGGCGGCAGTATTTGCATGTGCAGAGTTTGTTGGTGTTGTAAAACCACTTACTTGTTCATCATCAAAATAAGGATAAACTCTTGTGCTAGGTTTCATACCATGTGCAGTAAACTTAACAAGTCTTGAACGCATAAACTCACGAACAGCTACTTGTTGTACATAGTTACCTATGTTAAATGTCTGATTAGCAGGACTAATAGATGTTTGAATACCTTGTCGTATCTGTTCTTGTTGCAAAGTACCAATAGTGGATATTGTTGAACTATTAGTTTCTGTCGTTATATTTGTAATTCGTGCATTATCAGTATTAATCCAACCACCCCAATCAGTACCAGTAAATCCTGTGGCGGCTGCCAATTGTTCAAATGCATCAAACATACCTGAGAAGTCCATTTGAATATCAGGTAATGCTGTTATATCAGGTGTGTTGTCCATAGGTGGATCTAATGTCAAGTTACCTTGCCAGTTGAATGTTAGCTCTTGAACTGGATTTCTAGCTTTACTTGCTTTATCTTGATTTATAAAAGGAACACTTGTATAGGCAAGTGTGAGAAGATTACCTGTTTGTGTTACATTTGTAGAAGTAAATGACTTATCTTTCTCCATGAGAATATCTCTTCTCTTGAAGTAAGGACGTAGCTGATTTTTATTTCTATCAATTGATGCTCTATAACCTTTCTTAGTTGAGTCTGATAGATTGTGTCCGTCAAAGTTTTCTACAAAGAAACCATTTTTAAATCTATCAAAACCAGAACTGTTAAATAATTGCTTATTCTTTACACTCGCTTCAAGAGCATTTAAAGAAGAATAGTATTCAGCATTTTTCAATCTCTGATCAATTCCTCTCAAGTCTTTCATAGTATATCGTCTATTATTTTCTAATGTAAGCTTTACACCATAATCACCTTTATCATTATCTCTGGCGACTTTTGATGATAGAGAGGGATATACTGGTATATCTAAAACACCCAGTGTCATAGCGTTTGCTTTTTCTTCAGGTACTTTTGGTGTTTCAGCAGGTATACCTTTGATAGCTTCTAATTTACCTTCTTCAGTAATTACAATTCTATCTTTTCTCGGTAAATATTGCTGAACATCTGCTTGAAAGTTTTCATCAGGCGCAACATTATATGCACCATCTGAGTCTACTGAGAATGTATCAGGTGAAGCCTTTTCTGCTCCTGGATTTGTTGGTGAGCCAGCAATCGTACCTGTAGTTGTAGGATCACATGTATTTGCTTTTATTGGGCGAAAATCTACAGAGTCACGTAGTTCGTATGTCTTACCTGTTGTAGGTGATTTATACTTAGGTATTTCGAATGTTTTTATTGTTGTTGCACTTTCAGTTGAGTCATCTACAGGATATGAATCTATTGATAAGAAACCTATACCTTGTGAAGTGTTTCTTTCAAAAAATGAGAACTTGACAAGTATAGCTTTGTTTGTTATATTGAGCGAACTTGTAGATTTCTTAACAAGTTTTCCTATATCATACATATCATCTTTTTGTCCTGTATCAAGATCAAAGTGACTTGTTACATCTTGATCACTTGTAGTAACCGATGATGTATCAGATCCAAGATATACTGCTTCTATTTTAAAAACATCTGCAACACCTAAACTCCAAGGACCATTTGCTCCAGCTGAGTGGCTTTGAGTGTTAATGTTTATATATCTACTCTTTTTAATTGTCTTTGCAGTGGGTACAGCGTTAGAACGTAGAACATTAAAATATACAGAGGCAGAAAAACTACTTGCAACATTAGCTTGTTGTAGATTGATATTATGTTGAGATGATGATGATTGAATGATACCATTAGCTGAAGTATCAAAAACATAACCTTTTGGAAAAACTTGTCGATGTGATACTGCATCACTAGTTCCTAGTCCACTTCTTGTTGCTGATATTGTATCTTTAGTGGTAATACTTGTAGCACTGTTAATACTTGCTATTATGTGATCTTCTGTTCCTGCACTACCTGTGAAAGGATTTGTACCATCTGTCAATCTTATAATATCACCTATCTGATAGTCTTCGTTGAACTTACTACCACCAGCACCTGTTATAGTTTTAGTTCCGAATGATGCTATATGTCCACTTTTAGGAACAGTAGTTGATTCTGCTTTAGAAACTACAATAACTTTTCTTTCATTATCTGATGATAAAGGACTACCTGTCTCATTAAGTGTCTCTACACCACCGGCATGTGCTGAGTTTGCAGTAACTGTTGCACTCAAAGCTGGACCAGAAGGTGTAAACGTAACTGTCTTTTCAGTTCTGAAAACAAACTGAGTGTCAACATTGTTAGACGAGTCTTTTAGAGTTTTTGTACCTAATGCTGAGAATGGTAATACTAATAGATTATTACTTGGTTCTTGTAGAACAGCATTACCACTTGTAAGAACTATATCTGCTACTGAGTTGTGTGTTGACTCTGCTTCAAATATTGAACGTACATCTGCAAAGTTTTTAGTGCTATTCATTCTTATATCGAATAGATATAATTTAAATTGTCCATCAGCAGTTCCTGCCGTGCCTGAGTGATATGAAAATCCTCTAACTTTAGCAGTACCTATTTCAGAACCTGGAGCTGTTGTAGTACCAAAAGTTCTGCTAGTTATCGCTGTACCGGCGGCACTGCGTAGAGATACTTCTCTAAGTCCTTGAAAGTCCCATGTACCAGCAACTTCTTTGATGAAGACATAATTACCAAAAGTTTGTGTTAATACTCTTGCATCTCTCGTTGTAAAGTCTGTTGCTTTGTCTATTTCTAAAGGTGTAGGATTTATTAGTTGAACTTTTTGTCCGTTGACATAACCTATACCTTTATCAACTTCTGCTATGAGTTTGTTAGCGTCACCACCTTCATCTGAATTATATCTACCTAAGTTTTCACTAGACTTTAAATGTTCACGAATACGAATAGTAAAAGGTTCTGTTGCATAGTTACCTAATGTTTCATGAAACTTCATGGCAATATGTTTACCAATATCTGAATACATTGTATCTTTATTATTTCTAATAAGTATACCATCTTTTAATTCAGCTATTGTAAAGAATGTTGCTGTGTTGGCGGCACCCGTAACTCTTGATGCAAGAGTTGGTAACATTTTTAATCTGTCAGCTCCAGGGGCGGCAAAGTTAGTAGAACCTGATGCATTGTCTGTCAAGCTACTATCTATGTTCGAGTTAACTAATGTTTCAACTGTTTGAAAACCAACTTTCTTTGATGGTGATGTGCTATACTTATCTACGATATGACTTTGGGCACCAACTCTGACAAAATGTCCTTTGTGAAAAATAACGCCATCTGACACTGATGCTCTTGTACCTAAACCAGTCGAGCTAGAAGTTATTGTGTTGGCGGCAACTATAAAACTTGCACCTGTTCTCGTTCTTAAAGTAAGAACTTCATTGTCTGCAAAAGCTTTTGTTGTATTATTTGTACCTGAATTTGTATACTTAACGAAAAGAGTCATTAAGTCTGGATTCGCCGCCTCTGAACCATCAGCAACATCAATCAACTGTGCTGTCATACCTGAGGTAGTACCAGTAATTGTTGCATTTGCTACAACACCACCTGAGAAAAAATCTGTAAGCAGAATAACTCTGTTGTTAGCGTCTTTATCTCTAAGTTTTACAAAGTCGATGTCTTCTATTTTTAAGGCAGAACCTGTAACGATTGTACCATCTACTAGTATTTCATTACCAAATCTCTCTATCTGATTTTGTAGTATTGTCTGTAGCTGAGTTAATTCTCTAGCTTGTACAGCAAAGCCAGGACGAAACAAAATTCTATTGTAATTTTTTGTTTCATCAAAATCATCGAAATAAGGACTTTGGTTTAAATTTGTTTCGGTTGCCATCTACTTTACCTTTAAAAATCTAGTATAACTTTTATATCTTCAGTTTGATCTACTGCTCTATCGACTTTCTGAAAGTTCTCTACATGTATAAATTCACCTGAATATGTGTTTGCTTCTGGACCTGATATTGTTGATACAGTTGCAACTTTTGTAGAACTTCCTTTTTTTAATAATATATCGTTTTTTGTAAAAGCGATATGATTGCCATAACTATCTACATTATTTAGATAGATATTAAAGAACGATGTATCACTTCTCAACTCATCATCTTTAATAAAAACTATTGTTCCGTTTGCACCATTTGATGCTTGTGCCACAGATTGATTGGCTCTAGCAGAAGCATTTAACTCTGTTATAAAACCAATAGTACCATTCTCAGCATTTAGTCTCATTCTTTCATTTGTTATCTCATCATCTATCTGAAATTGATTTTGTGGTACATTATTTATGACTTGTTGATACGATATATTTAATCTTGTTGTCAATCTTAGTGTGTCTGCACTGTTAGACGTATTAGCAATTGCTTCAGTAATAATAGCATTATTTGAGTTGACTTTAACAATAGGATCTTTGAGAATGCTTACAGTTCTAAATTCTGTATTCGCAGGAATATATCCAGCGCCTGAGTCTGATACACCTTGACTACCTTTAAATTGTGCATTTAGACAGACTCTATTTCCACCTAATTCTCTTATAGCATCTTTACCATGTCCACCAATAGGTGATATAATTACATTCGCAGTAGCACCTGTACCTTGAACTGTATTTGATGTAATGAAAGCTTTAGCATGTGTATACTTAGAACCAGTTGCTATTACGTTTACATTCGATATATTACCATTTGTATTTACTAGCGAATAAGCTAAAGCTCCTACTCCATCACCTACAATATTTACTGTTGGTGAAATAATTACAGTAGAAGTTGTATCAGGTGTTGTTGAAAAACCTGTATTTGTTGTAAGTGTTCTTGAAGAGCCATCATAATTTACAATTCTTCTTAACTGTCCTAGTCCAGTACCTGACTGAATATAAACTGAGTCGCCGTTATAATGATTATCTACTGAAGATGGATTACCTTGTGCTAACTGAACTGTAGTTGATGTAGCACCTATAACAGCGGTACTTTGTAACATACCATAACCTGAGCCTACATCATTTGTTTCTATAACTTGAATGGCACCATTTACTGATGCATTTTGAACGGCAAGTTGATTAGTTTGTTCTGCACTACCATCACTAGATATTAATGTTTGTACTGGCATATGTGATGCTGTCAAGAACTTACTTGCAAGTCCTAAACTGATAGTATACATATACTTCCAAGTATAACCATCTGATGTAGTAAAAGGTGTTGTTGAGAAACCAGCTGGCTTCACAGTTGACTGCCCGCCTTTATTATTGTATAGACATTTATACACGTTGTTTTGATCAGTCAACACATAAAAATCTGATTCGTATAAATTTATATTTGTATGCTTGTACATAGGATAAACTGTACCTGTAGTCCAATCATGTCTAGGAACAACATGACTTATATCTGTTGTGTTTATCTTTTTAGCTCCTATAGCATCTTTCCAAATAGTGTAATGTTTGTCTTTGATTGTTTCAGTAGCTGTAGGTGAATTTGGTTCGTTGGGCCAATGTGTACTTTTACCTAGAACTGCATAAAGTATTGTAGAATTTTTTGTGCTTCTTCCGTCAGACTCATTTACAGAATCTACAAAAGCTTTTGCACCCATGATATTCATTTCTTTACTAGAATAAGAAGTCATTATGATACCGTTCCCGAAAAATAATGAGCATTTGCTCCTGTTATATTACCATGCGTCCAATTTACTGCCAGATTGGCGCTGGTTGCACTGCTGACTATATTTAGTCGTGCTTGATAAAAGACATTGCTAATTGGACCTATTATTATTGACTGTCCGTTAGCAAATTCTGTAGTTAATTGTGTACCAGTTCCTGTTATTGTATTCGCATTATTATTGATAGCTATTGTACCTGTTGCTACTTTTCGTGTTCTTATCAAACTTGTAGATACAGATTGACTCATAGCATTTGTAGAAACTTTAAATTTACCGAAAAACTTTTGTCCGGCAGGGTGTATTAATCTTAAAGCAATATCTTTATATCGTGTCAATGCAATAGACGCTTCTACTTCGTAAGAAAACTCTTGATAGAAATTACTATCTTGTATAAAACCTCTAGCTGAAGATACGTGTCCTCTTGTCGATGCATAGTAACCTTCAGCATTTGCTATACCATCTATTGTAATTATACCTGTTGCTTGAATAGCATTCAATCTACCTGAAGAAGAAAAAGTTATTGTTTCTTTTGGTTTATAAGAGAAACCTGAATCAATAACTCTAGCACTTTTAATAGAACCATTAGCACCTATATCTGCCGTTATAACAGCATTTTCACCTAAAACACCTTCGTCTTGTATACTTACAATATTGACAGCACCTGTTCCTGCAAGAGTGCCTTGGCTTGCATCTGTAAAATGTTTAGTTGCTGTAGTACCTAATGCCCAATTAATATTTCCTGGTTTTCTTTGCAAATCATCTTGCCATACTCTAAGAACAGTTTCGTATGTAGTATTAGCGTGTTGTATTGTTTGCCCTACAGCCATGACATTTGCTTTTGCACCTGTAGATGCTTGCTCTAATCTATCGTTAGTATCAATGGCAATGATGCTATTAACACCCGTACCAAAATTAGCATTGTCATATTGCACAGTGAGATAAGCTTCACCAATACCTAAGGCGGCTACGTTTCTATGCTCTGCTACAACTTTAGGTGCAACTGTAAAATCTTGTCCACCTAATCTATTTGATAATCTTGCAATTGTGCCAACTGTGTTGTTGACAAATGTTAGCGAATCAGATAGTCTAGTATGAATATTTTCTATCTTATTGTTAGAAGTTTGCACAACATTATTTCCAACAATAACAGAACTATTAACTTTTCGTATACCTTCTTTTTCTATAAATGCTCTCATAGGACCAGCATCAAACTGTGAAGATACATTTGCAGTAGTGTTTGCTGTTACCTGCATGGTGATAATTTTTCTATCAGGAGTGCTATCGCCATCATGATCATATTGATTACTAGCTGTAATATCTAATATTCTTTTTACAACACCAAAAGCACCTGATTTTATTCCTACAATCTCGTCACCTTGTGTTATACCTCCACCACCATCTGTGTTTGCAACTTGTACAACATGATAACCTATTGTGTTTGCAAAAAATCCGTTAGTTGCTTTTACTGTACCTACAGTAGTTCCTGTAGATGTTGCTTTCTTTACTGTTTCGTTATCTTGAAAGTTTTTAAAAGTATCAACTGCAAGAATAACATTATCTACTGTGGCATCATATGTTCTTCTAATTCCTTTGACTATAGCATTAGCAGAAGAAGTTACACCAAACAAACTATCACCAACTACAACACCTGGATCACTAGTATTTTCAAGAACTATGACTGCGTTTGCATTTGTTCTAAAGTTTCTTTTCTCAGAAAGAGTTTCATCTGATTCTCTAAAACCAAAGTCTGGTGAACCTAGTAAAGTGTTTGCATGTGTGTTCATAATACCTAATGAACTATCTGCATATGCAACTCTAGGCGCAGTAGCACCAAAAACAGTATTAGCTATAAATTTATTTGTACATAAGCTTAGTGCAAATGTGTCAGTCAAATCACCAGCAAATATCCTAAAACTTGCAGGTGCTGTTCCATCTCCACCAACATACTCTAATATTGTTCCTTCATTCTCTTCACTTGATACGTATCCTGAACCACCATCTACAAGATTGAAGTTAACTTTACTCTGTAAGTCTGACGTATCGGTGACAACTGCTTTTGCGAAAGCACCTGTTTTAGAAGATATAATATCTACGATATCACCTTTTCTATATTCACCACCACCTGTTGCAACTGTAACTCTACGTATACCACACTCAACAATAGGTGCATAACTATTTGGTACACCTTTTAATTGTATTGCTTCTAAATGATTAAAAGAGCCTTTTACATTTGATAAAAGAATTTGATCAATGTCTCTATTTTTAGCTACAAGTCTTTTTACATCTTCTACTAAACCTTCAGCTTGACTATCACTTCCTTTTATTGTTTTTCCTATGAGAGTATATGCTCTAGGATCATGATGAGTAACTAAGTATCTGTCGATTCTAAAATCACCATCTGATACTTTAAGCATTTGATCAGCTGGAAAGTTTATCTCAACATCTTCATCATAAAGTATTTTAAATAATAACTTATACGAATCAATTGTACCTTTTGTTGTATATAAGTCTTTGATACGTTTGGCAAGTAGTCTTTTATCAGCAAGAGCATCATCAGGTATTTCAGGCATCAACTCTGAACGAAAGTATTGTATATACTCATCTAGTGTGTCATCAATATCTTTGTAGCTTTTTAAGTTTCTCTGAATGTCCTGTTGTTTACCAGTTGTTTCTAAGTACTGATAGTACGCTTTAATAAAAGCAAGAAACTTCGGACCTTCTTCTTTATAAAAAGCAGGAAACTGATTCTCTACTAGTGTTGATAGTTTTGCATCAAGTGCCATTAATTACTAACCTCTGCTTGTGTATCAATTACTGCATCGGCAGAAGATATAATTATAATCTGTTCTCTCACAGGCACAATATCTTTGTTTACAGGATTGGCATTTACTTTTACTTCGATACCATCAAAGGCAGACACAACAAAACTATTTAACGATACTTTACCTGTGGTGTAATCTATTGCGCCAGCTTTAGAGTCAATAAACACTTGTTCTTTCTCTGTGTTAAATCTAAACATTCTGATATTACCTAAACCATCATCATCTAACTGTGCTATAAAATTATTAAACGTAAATGTAGTAGATGTTATAGAGTTCTTTTCTATAGCGTTATGAAACTCTAACTCTACCAATGTTGCACTTGTTGTGCTAGGTACAAATCTTTTTTGCATTTTAAACTCTGCTTCATTATTAAGCACTGCGTCATTTGTATTATCTAAATCACGCACGAATCTAGAATATCGTAGTTTCTTACCAAACTGTTCTAAACTATTGGTAGAATACTTGGTTATAGAATCTCTTACAAGTGCCTGTATTGCAGAAGTACCTATATTCGCTTTGAGTGTGTCGTAGTAAGTTGTGATTGTAGGTATCACATACAGATAAGTAGGATCAATAATTATAGGATCAATACCTAACATTGTTCTACTCTTAATAGAGTTCTTTATTTCATCTTTGAGTGTAGCTGTTGGTATCAATTCACCTTGAGGTTTGATTGCGATGTAAACTTTTCCATGAACGGCAGGAATAGCTTCTTCACCACCAAAAGCTACAACTGATGATAAATTAGTATTCTCATTTAATATTATTCTTTCAAAGTCTTTTGCAACAACTGCACGATTTTGAATCTTATAATTTCTTGGTGCGTTGAATTTTATACTATCAACACTTTCTATTTCTACTCCACCTCTCGCTACTGAATTTACTGAGAGATTAGTGCTTGTGTAACTAGGAGCAACTGATAAATTATCAATAGAGAAAGTATTAGCGCCGTTTGTCTGTATACCATGACATACCCTATATTCTACTTGTATTACATTTCCATTCACTACAGGTTTACCTAGAGAACCAGTACCAAATAATATTTCATATTGCTTGTCATGTGTCTCTTGTAAGTAGTAAACAGCCGATTGATTATTCACATCACGTATATTTGTTGCTTGTGTGTAAATGGTATTCGCTGAAGAAACAGAGGACTCTTTAACTGTAACACGAATACTTCTAGTATCTACATTCTCATTTGGTATAACATACTTAACAGGTGATGCATCATTCACTGTAAACTCTTGTGTGACTGGTGTACCTTCTGTTATTGTTATTGCTTTTGAAAATGTGTTTGATATATTCTTTATTATGTTTGTTTCAGGTGTAACAAATGTAAATGTTCTATTGTTTATACTTGTTGTAAATGTTGTATTCTTTGGTAGTGCAAATTCTGATATTGCGTTTGATACACCTGTAAAAGTTATTGTAACATTTGCACTTGCGCCTCTTGCAGAACGTGTGATATAACCTAGCTCTTTTGCTCTAGATACTACACTATCTCTTTGCTGTGCTGTATCAAGAAACATTTCGTTTGCAAGCATATTTGTATAAAATGCATTATAATGTGTATTGTATGATAATACGTCCAACAAAACAGACATATTACTACCTTCGAAATCATAGTCGTTGAACTGTGTTTGAGATTGTAAATATGTTTTTAAATTAGATTTGATATCAGCAAAATCAACTTCGGTTATATTTAAGTATGTGTTAGCAGACATGTTATCGTACTCTTTCTAAAATTACATCTAGAACAATTGCTTGAGGATCATTTACGATTTCGAATGCAACTGTTATTGATATAGCATTTAAATCTATTCTATCTTCTACTAAGCAATCGATAATATTGGCTCTTGGTTCATAGTTGCGTATTGTAGTAAAGACGGCTTCTTTTATTTGATCTTGTAGATACGCAGTAAAAGGTTCGAATAGATATCCTCTAATACTACAACCAATGCCTGCATTAAAAGGACGTTCTCCGAAATCAGTCAATATCAAGTTCTTTACAGCTTGTTTAACTGCATCTCTATTAGTCTTTTTATTTAAAGACTTTGTGATAGGATTTGTGATAAACTGATTATCGAAATCGCTGTATATGACTTGACTGGTTTCAGGCATTCTTCTTCTCTTGTATCTCTTTTCTTCTCATAGTACAGATTTTAGATATTTCTGCCAAAGCTTTTCTTGCTCTTGTACCAGCAGATTTATTTCCTTTTTCAAACTTTTCACTCTCTCTTACATATGTTTCAAAAAGATTTAACAAACTATCATGATAATTCACTTGACTCTTCCTTCATATAATGATAAAATACTATTGTCTATTTATAACTATTAATCACCATTTACAAATACATTTTCAGAACCTGTTTCTGCTTTACTTGGTAGAAACTTATCGTGCCCTTTTGTAGCATCGTCTTTTCTATGCACGGCTTTACCATTAATAAAGACGTTAGGAGAACCAACGAGTGCTTCATCACCACATTCTGTTTTATCACCTACAACAATTGCAGGTTCACCATTGACAAACACATTAGCACCAGATTTAGTGTAGGGTGTTTGATGAAGAGGTAATGGTGTAAAAGGATCCTCATGTTTGACATTCTTGTCTAATGTTGCTCGAACTACACCTGGCATTATATTGCACTAGATGTTGGAGCTGGTGTGGTACCATCGTCACATGCTACCGCTCTTCTGACTGTTCTTAATCTCCAGAAAAAACCACCTCTAAGTTTATATCTCTTTTGTGTAATACTATTACTTTGATTACCACCGACAACTTCTATATGTGTATCTGTAAAGTTACCTGTAGCAAACGCAACGTGTCCTGTTCCTTTCGCTGAACCACCTCTTTGAAATACCAATATATCTCCTCTTTTGAGATTTGTCAAATCTATTTTATCACCTTGTGCTGTAGCTACTTCTGTACCATAGTTTGCATATGCTTGTGATGATGCTGTTTGTATGTACTTATTACCTGAACGCTTGAGTACTGCACCAGCAAACACAGCACACCATGCTGTTCTATCTGCATATTGAGAACCATTATAACCAATCTCGTCCCAAAGAAACTTAATTTTAGGATTACTACCTGTTTCTTTCCAACCACCTTCGTTCATAAGTTCTATTGCAACATCAATTGGATTTCTGTGTGGATTATCAGGCGAACCGCAAGTAGCAGGTGTCTTCTCTGGATATTTTACGTCTTCTGGATTTTTACCATCAGTTTGTTCTACTTGTTCTGGATTATCTGGATATTCTACACCTGCTTCTATTTGTGTTTCTTCAGGCTTGAGTTTTATAATATTGGTTTCAAATAATATAGCATCATCAATCAATTCAGGTGTGTATAAATCTCCTGTCGTACTATTTAAATCAATTCGTTTTGATTTGATATCAACATTATTAAATGTTGTAACATTGAAGTTACCTCTTGTATTAAAGTTTATATCACCATCAACAAAATAATTTAAGTTACCAGTTGTGTGTATATTGTTATTACCAGATATGGTTTGAAAATTATTCTTTTGTTGTATAACTACATCACCACTAGGTTGTATTTCTATTACTGTTCCTGATTTATGAAAGACTTGTATACGTTCTGCATTCGGTGTATCATCAACTTCAATGACATGTCCGCTCTCAGTTTCTGTTACATGATTGTAGGGGTACTCGGCTTTATAAGACGCTTCAGGCGCTCCAATAGTGCCATCACTATCAATCGTAATAGTAGGAGTGCCTCTCGCAAGTTTGTTAACATCACTCTCATCAACATATAAAGGATATTTACCATTTGGATCATTGAAACCTCTTGAACTGTCTGCTGAAAACTTAGGCGCTCCAGCTATTGTTCCCATTATGTATGGTTGTTGTGCTTTCTTTCCGTCTGCAAAGAATCCAATAACCCACGATCCTTCAAGGATTCCCGTAGGCGATTTACCTTTTCCACTGACGCCTGCGGAAGTGACATCTTGGATAGGTATTGCCCATGGAAGACTGTCAGTAGGTATTTCGTTCTTATCATCGGTGTGCCAACCATAACACCTGACACGCAACCTTCCGAGTTGTACAGGATCATTACGGTCTTCGACAACCCCGAAGAACCATATAAAATCATTTATCCCTAGGAAGTTTTTCATCACCAACTATCCTCTTCCCATCTTTGATTGTTACTTGTGTAACATGTCTATCTTTTGGTTTATTTCCTGGTTTGAAAATATCTATTTCAATATATCCATCAAGAGAATCTTTACCTACAGAGTCATGAGGATCATCTGTGTGTTTTGGTTCTTTTATCTCTTGTAAAAATTCTTCTGCCATTTTTGCTCCTATGAGTCAATTGCTAAATCAAATAAAACTGGTCCTGCTTCTACTATATTTCTGAAATAGCACTTATACTCTTTTCTTGATTTCTTTGTGACTGGATCTTTTACATTTGTACTTTCGAATGTAAACTTACCTCTAATCTTAAATATTAAGGCTTCTCCTTTTTCGCCTGTTGGATCTAAAGCTTTATCAAAAACTTTAAGTATTGGATCTGTGTTGTTTATTCTAAAATATTTAGCTTCAAACTTGGTAGAGAAAAACTCTACAGCTTTTTCAAACTGAGGTCCAAACTTAGCTTTCTTATATGAACCTTTATCTAGTTTCACCATTTCTATAGTGTCATCACCTTTTGTAATACCACCTTTGAGAAAACGTGCAATCACTTTCAAAGACTCAGCATCACCTTTTTTAAATATAGCTTGTAATTGTTTTGCCGCCTCTTTATATGCCG